TTGCTAGATGGTAGTGCTAGTAATAATAAAGTAGCAGCATCTGAAGGTAGTGGTTCTGATATGAATTTATCAGGTGGGCATATAGCTTTAACTACAAATTCTTCAGGAGGAGAGCATATACTTTTAACAGCATCAGCAGCAGGTGCGAATTATGTATTTACTGTATCTGCTTATGCAAGTGATATAGCCACATCAGATAACGTTGATAGTCATGTTGTTTTTGGTGATGATGATGGAAATCTTCATGTATATCATGAAAGTATAAAGCAATGGACATTGCCAGGTATAGATATAAATGGAACACAGAGCAATACTATACATCCTTCTTATTATTCTGATAATTCTGCATTAAGAGTTTGTGATTCTAATTATGACAATGCAAATCAAGATTCTAAATGGTATGGGTATATTAATCATACAACTTTATTTAATGATCCTGGTACAAGTACTTTCAGTATTACTAAATGGGCTACAGCTAATAATGAAGTAACAGATTCTGCAAGTAATTATCAATTTCTTTCTATGGGTTCAAGTTGGAACTCAGGTGGGAATAATGCAACCAAACTACATTTAGATATATCAGCAAATTCATTTTCAGGAACAGGAACTGATGAATTAGGATGGAGAGGATATTATAAATTTTATGTAACAGCTTTATTTGATAATGGAACACAAGAATCTTTGCCTATAACAGAAACATCTGCTTTAGACTCTGGAGGGACTGAAGATGCTCCTGTGCAATTTAAATTAAGAGTAAGAATGGGATTTTGTGGTAATGGTTCTCCATCTGCAAGTACTTATATATTTCCATTAAGGCAATCAGGAGTTAGAATATATTTTTCAAAAGAAGAAGAAGGTTATGGTAAACTATATGCATTAGCTACTATAGATTTTAATACAGGTTTAAAAAGGCATGATGGAGGGGGTGTATTAGCATGGGGAGATTATGCTAGTAGTGGAGCTGCTGATGACCAAGTGCAATTAAATAGTGGGAATACGATTGATTTTGAATCTGAATATTTGCTAGACCCTTATGATGAATTAAATGGATTTAATCATGATGAAACTACATTAGATATACAAGGATGGAAAACAGCTACAATATCAGGAAGAAGATGCTTTGTAGGTAATGTAAAATATAATGGACAAGTATTTAATGATAGAATGATTGTATCTCCTTACAATAGATTTGATATTTTCCCTTCTGTAGGAATAATGGATGTAGCTGTTAATGATGGTGAAGAAATAATAAAACTAGAAGCTTATGCTGATAGAGTCTTACAATTTAAAAGAAATACTCTATACATAATTAATGTATCTCAATTAGATCAAGAGTTTGTAGAAGATAAGCATAAATTTAGAGGGTTGTTAAGTCCTAATAGCTCTACTGAAACTCAATATGGCATTGCATGGGTAAATGAATATGGTGCATATTTATATGATGGTGAATCAATAACAACTTTGACAGAAGATGATGATGGTGGAAGATTAATAGATGAAGAAACTTGGAATAGTTTTGTAGATGAAAATACTATAGTAGGTTATTATCCTAAAGGACATAAACTAATAATTAAAAAAGGTTGTAGTGGTGAGTCTAATGATGGGGATGTTTATGTATATCACTTTTTAGTAAATGCATGGTCTTTTGGAGATTCAAGATATAAAGATAGCGTTAAAACTACAAACTTTGTTACTCGATTAGATGGTGAATTATTATGCATTAGAGAATCAAATAATGCTATATCTCCTAATGAATATGATTTTAAGGATTAATATATGGCTGATATAACTTTAACAAAATGGGATGACACAGGCTCTTCAACTGATAAATTTGAGTTTACAACTAAAGCTTATGACTTTGGCACATCTTCTGAATTTAAAAATATATCTAAAATATTTGTTACAGTAAAGAATGCATTAAATGCAGATGTAGTGTATACAGCATCTTATAGAACATCTACTAAAGGATCATTTACTGTATTAGCTAGACAGTCAAGTAGCTATATAACTGATGACCAAATGTTAGATTTTTCTCCATCTTCTCCTATTAGATGTAAGTTATTTCAACTAAAAATATCTGTCAATCAACCTGTTACTGATGATGAATTTTATATAAATGATATAAGCATTATATTTAGACCTTTAAGAGGCTATACTACAGAGAAATTTGAGACAGAAATTAAATAATGAACAATCATCCTAAGAGTAAAAAAAGAGGCGATTATAAGCCAAGCCCTTTTAAAACTATAGTAAAAGAAGGTGTACCTTTAAAAACTGAAGGTAGTAATGGAGATTTTGCTGTAAGAAAAATAAAAGGCAAAGGATTGTTTTTATACTATAAGTATAATAATGTGTGGTATAATGTAAGATTGAGTACAGAAAGATTAGCTACCTTTGAAGCTGAAGTACAGTATACAAAGGGTGGTACTATGAAGATTTCTGGTAAAAAGGGTGATCTTACAATGAGTCAAAGTAAAACATTTACATCAGGCAATATAATATCTAAAGGAACTATACAGCATAATGGTGAATTATATTTATTAAAAAGAGCTACAGGTAATAGTGATATTACAAATTTTGGTCAGCTATGGGTCAGAACATCTAATAAATCATTATACTTTGATGATGAAGATGGTAATTCGCATTTAATAAGCAACTCTGGTGGCACTATATTAGATTCAAGGTCTCATAATCCTGGCAGTGTATCATCATATACATTAACAACAAGTTTTGTTACAATAGACACTACAAATGCAAAGACTGTATTTAAAGCACCAAGATCAGGTAGTGTTATGATAGATGTACAAATATCGCATTATGCAGGTGCATCAGCTAATTCTGTCTATTTAGGATTGTCTGATAATACTACATACAATACTATAGGTGCACAATATGAAAATTTAGCTAATCATTCTAAATCATATAATACTGTAGTAAGACATAGATGGGTAGTAGGTAGCTTAACCCCTTATACTACATATACTTGGTACATAGGTGCTAAAACAGATTTAGCATCAGGTACTTTAAAATGGGGTGGTACAAGTTCATTAGATAATGCACCTTTAACTGTAATAACTACTGCTTTATAGTCAGTATAATACTAATTTTGTTATTAAATAATATTATAATATTTTGTATATTAATTCCCAAATAGGAGTTTAAATATGGCATATGAAGAATACAGAAAAAGTATTCCTATACAATTACGTACTCAGGTATATCTTGATAGATTAAAAGAGGAAGAGGCTAAAGAAGTTACACCTGCAGAGAAAGCTCAAAATAGAGTAAAAGGCATAACTGTTGGTTATAAAGCATTAGATATGTTTGATAAATATAATGAGTCTATAGCTAATAAGTTAAATTTAATAGATAAAAGCTTTGAGATAGGAAAAGACGCTGAAACAGGTGCAACATTAACAAAAGAATTATTTCAAACATCTACTCCATTCAAAGGTGATAATTTCTTTTCTAGCATGATAGGTGAAAAGTTGAAAGATCCTTTTGAAAGAATAGAAGTTATACCAGGTATGGAAGATAAAGCAGTAAAAGTTTTAGAAGGCAAGGTATCATCAGGAGAAATGACTAAGCTTCAAATGGATAAAATACTTGATAAAACTGATAATGTTGCTCCTGAAGCATTTTCTAAAGTTTCAGACGTTATGGGTTCTACAGTAGTTTCTAAAGGATTGCCTGGTGCAATGGCTATAGCTGATGTTGCTGAAGGTGACGCTCAAGGCGCAGCTCATAATGTTGCAAGAATGTTTTATAAGGAATTAGCAGCAACAGGACCTATTGGGTGGGCTGCTATTGGTTTAAACGAATTAATAGATTTATTTAGTTAAAGGAGATTTTAGATGAGTGCAGCTAAAGATTGGTGGGATAAACATATAGCAGGTGGCTCTGTTATGAGAGGTTTAACTGGAAAAAGTAAATGGAGACCTAGTAAAGGGCAATGGGGTATATTTGGAAAGTCAGGAGGAAGAAGAGAATTTGAGAAAAAAAGAAAAGGTTCTAGAGCAAGTTTGAGAGAACAAGCAGAACTTATTTACAATCCTAAACTAAAGACAGATGAGCAAGGTATCGCATTGGGTTTAAGTGGTACTAATGTTGGCGATTATATGGGTAAGCTTAGCGAAATGTCAACAGCACAAGAAACTTTTGATGTACAAGATGCTATATATAATCCTGAAACAGGTACAGAAATTATAGCAGCTCAAGATTTATTAGCTACTACTAAAGCAGATATAAATAGATCATTAATGAATGCTATAGAAATTGCCAATCAATCAAAATTATCTGATGCTAGATCTTTAGAGTCAGAAAGAATTGCTAGTGGAATGTTTTATTCAGGAGGTAGAGAAGCTATAGCTGATGAAATGACAGAAGCTAGTGATATGTCTATTATGCAAAAACAAGAAGATGCTGCATTGGGTATAGAAGCAGCTGAAGGTCAATATGAAAGCACAAAAGAAGATATTGAAAGAACTTACAAATTAGATGTATTACAACCATTTGAAAAAGCAGAAAGTGACTTTGCATTTTTAACAGGAGAGTCAGGATTGAAGCAACAATATTTAAGTTTTTTAGATGAATTAGACTTGCAATTTTTTACACCTAGAGAATCTCATAGAAGAGAATTTGACGAAAGATATACAGGTGGAGACGTTGGTACATTTGATACAAGCTTAGAAGCTAGAAAATCTGAAGCAAAAACAATAGACTTTGCTAAATTAGTAGAAAAGGCTTAACAATGTCAAGACCTGTAAATATAGTAGATATATTAGATTCTTTAACTAATCTAGTAGGTACAGTAGCTAACTCTGAAGCTGAAAAGAATAATTTACGTGCCAATAGAAATCATCAAAAAAATATGCAAGATGAAAGACTTGCAGCTCAAGAAAGAAACAATGCATTTAATAGAAAGTTTACTGCATTAACAAATGACAATAAAGAGCTTAGAAATAGGATTAATAAAAGCCAAGTTTCTTTAAGTGAGTACAATGTAGCAATAGATGGGTTAAGCAAGTTAAGTGAGTTAGATATATCTGCAGGAGGTCAAGGATTTACAGAGGAAGAAATAAACAGACATAATAATAACTTAATGAGTTATAGTACTGATTTTACTGAAAATATGGGTGATATAACAAAATTAGCTATGGCTCAAGAATATAATACAAAAGTTCTTGCAGCATTAAATAATGTAGAAGCATTAGCTCAAGAAGAAGTAAATAAGATTGGTGCGAATATAGAGACTTTAGGTAATGATGCATTTGATAAAGTATTAGATTTATCTGATTATATAGCAAGAGCTGAAAACATAGGAAAAGAAGAAGCTCAATTAAAAGCATCTCAATTAGCTGATGAAGCTGTTAAAAATAGAGAGACTATAATTCAAGGTTATGAACAAAATCTTTATGATAAAGTAGTTAGTGGTGAAATGACAGAGCAAGAGTATGATGTTAAATATGCTGAACTTGTAAATAACCCTAAAATAGCAATAGATGCATCAATAGAATCTAGTTTAAAAGCTATAGAAGACTATTATAGTCCTGAAGGTTTTGGTGGTACAGTAATAGCAAGTCAAGCTCCTGATATGAAAGAGTCTATAGATATGCTAAAAGATATAACATCTATAGAAAAAATTACAGCATCAAGTGGTCAAGGATTATCGGATACCATAAAAGACAATTTAAATGCTATGGATTCTGATTTAAGAACTATGCAAACTGATATAGCTAGAGTTAAAAAAGTTAATCCTAAGTATTTAGATAAAATGGGTAATGTAGATTTAGGTATGAAATATGATGCTAATTACTTTGCTGAAAATCCTCAAAACATATCAAGGCTAAAAAGAGATGTAGAAAAAGCATTAAAAGGTATTAGTGGATGGGATACAGTTTTTGGTGGTAAAGTTTTAGATCAAAAAGATATGACTACTATAGAAAAAGCTATTGAAGAAAACAATTATGAATTAGTCGTAGATATGTATAAAGATAATTTAGATAAAATAGATTTAAAATATGGTAAAGGATTAGGAGATGATGGTACAATACAGCATTTTGAAATGTTGTTAAACTTATGGGAAACTACTGATTCTTATGAAACTCAATTATCAGGAATGGGATTTGATATACAAAGTCCTCAAAATAATGTACCAACAAACACAGATAATAAAGATGTAAATGATACTTTAAAAAATATATACAAACAATATAATTTTAGAAACTATAAGAATACTCCAAAATAAAAAATGAGCCAAAAAACGTTAACTAAAGATCAGTTAATAAGTGATTTTAGGTATGCAACAGGTAGTAAATATAATACGTATAACGATGATGAGATTTTTGAAGTAATAAAAAATGAAACTGATTTAGCTGAAACATTTTTACCTCCTGAGCCTACACTAGCTACTAAATTAACTGAACCACCAAAAGACTTTGTAAGACAAGCTGTCAATTTTATGCCTGCTTTTATAGCTAAAGGTGTATATAAAATATCAGAATTTGGCATGGATATGCCTTTTGTAGATACATCAGTTAGAGATTATCAAAAAGCTAAATTAAAAGAACAATATCCTGATAGAACTGATCAAGAAATAGCTGAAATAAACAGGCAAGAAAATCCACCTTTATTTGAACCTTTATCTGATTGGGCTAATGAGTCTATAGCTGAAGCAATTAAAAGAGAAGATGAATTATTAGCTAAAGATCAGCAATATGCAGGTTATAAAGCATGGGTACAAGAAACTCCTTTTACTGAAAATTATCACAAGCCTACAGTATTTATGAGAGCTATTACTAATGGATTGCCTTCTATGATGACAGCATACGGAACAGGTGCTGTTGTTTATTTAGGAGCTTCATTTGCTACTAAAAATCCTATATTAGCAGGGACATTGAGTAGAGGTGCTGTAAGAACTGTCACAGGTCTTTTAGAAGGTAGTAGTGAGCTTAATGAAGGTATTAGATATTTAATGCAAGATAAGAATGTTAGTGTTAATGATTTTAATTCTGATGTAGATAATTTTGCTAATCAATTAAGAGATTTAAATTTAACTGATACTCAACTAAATACTAGAATATCTCAATACATAGAAGATAATTACAAGAAAGAGGGAAATGCAATAATTAGAAAGGGATTGCCTTCTAATGAAGCATCTGATATAGTTATAGGCTCTGCATTATCTACAGGTATAGGAGCACAATATTTAGAAGGTGGAAGAACTAAGCAAATGTGGCAGGCATTTGGTAGTGACAGAATAATGACAAGTGGTATATTTGGTAGAATAGTAGAAAATGTAAGCAATGGAGTTAGAAGAATACCTAAGATAGGAGCTTCTAGTAGATTGATAAGAGGTGGTAGACCTTACTATAAAGTATTTACTAATGGTGCAGGTGAAGCTATGGAAGAGCTTTCTCAGTATTCATGGCAAATTGCTAACCAAACATTACTACCTATGGGTTATAAAGATGAATCATTTACAGAAACATTTGATGTAGATGAAGCTACAGAAGCTGCTGTAGGTGGTTTTGGTATGGGTATTGGCTCATCTTCTGTAGGTGTATTTATGGATAAAGCAGGTATACTTGACAAGATAGATAACTTTAGAAAAATTGTTAGAGGTCCTGGCATAGGTGAGTTTGTAGTACGAAAAGATAAAGGTAGTAAGTCTTGGAGTATGTATTATGCTGATAATGATGGTTTAGTTAAGTATGATGCTGATGTATCTGATGGTAGAGAGACTACTTTTGGCAATCAAAAAGATGCATTAGAAGCTGCTCGTATATTGCAAAATGATATACAAGATCAGTCTGATGCTGTTAAGTTGCAAAACCATAGAGAGTATATAGATGCTGATGTGAGAATAGAAGGTAAGAAAGATGGTAGTGGTTTTGAAGTAAATGTTTATGATAAAGATGGTAGCATATTAGATACTGAATCTTTTAAAACTAAAAAAGAAGCTACTGCTGATGCTGAAAATAAAACCAATGCTGTTAGGAATTTAAATGATATAAGGAACAAACAAAGGCAAAAAGCTGAGAGTGGTGAAATAGTACAAGATAGTGACCAATATCAAGATGTTGCATTAAGGTCTTTTATTGGCAAAAGAGCTAGAAATGAAAACGAAGCTGATAATGAAGTGGCTATACAGAGAGACCATAATATATTTGAAGATTCTAAGTATATAGAAAGTATATTAGAAAATAGGGGTGAACAAGCATTAATTGATGCAGGGATTGATAAGCAAGAATTTTTAGAAGAAGTTGAAGCTAATGATTCTTATGATACTGAGAAAATAAATAAACTATTAACAGGTAAGCCTAAGAAAGAAACAAAACAAGACTATGGTAAAATGCCTGTTAAAGAATATGCTAATTTAAATGATGCATCTTTAAATGAAGCTAGAAATTATTGGTCAGATAGAAAAGCTAAGTCTGAAAAATCAGGCAACAAAATGGATGTTACTGTATCTCAAGGTAGGATAGATAAATTAGACGCTGAAATGTCAAAGCGTGGAATAAAGCCTACTAAAGTTGAAACTAAAAAACCTGTTATTAAAACAACTACTAAAAAAGATTCTAAGCCTATTGTACCTGATATAAGCAAAGATGAAATAGGAAGAGATGATGATCCTACAATTGCTCCTGATGAAGTTAAACAAAAAGGAACTAAAAGAGATTTATCTAATAAAACAGATGAAGAGTTATCTAGTAGAATTACAGAATTAAATAAAATACTAGAAACAGCAACAGGTGCTGAGAAATTAGTTAGATCAGCAGAATTAAAAGATTATCAAAAAGAAGTTAGTAAAAGAGAACCTGAACCTAAGCTTGGTAAAAGATTAAGTCCTGAAAACATTAAGAAGATGACAGTATCTAAGCTTAAAAAAGAATTAAAAAGTCGTGGTATAAAATATACGTCTAAAGATAAAAAAGCTGATTTAATAGATAAGCTAAATGTAGATGAGTTTGGATTTAAAAAAGCTAAGAAAGAAGCTGTCCCAACCAAAGAAGATCAAAAGAAAGTTAAGAAGAAAGAGTTGCAAACTAGAATAGATTCTCTTAATACTACATTTAAGGGTAAGTTAAAGTTTAATATAATAGATGATCCTGATTTAAGAACCCCTGATGGGAAGGTAGTATCTTCAAGAATCAATCATTCTACAGGGGAAATAGATATTAACTTGCCTTATGCTAATCTATCAGATCCTTTTCATGAAGTTTCGCATCCTGTATTTAAAGAGATGGCTAAAACTAATAAAGAATTATTTGATAGTTTGTATAAAGAAGTTTACGATAGTAAGCCTGATATTATTGAATACGTTACTATAAATTACCCTGAGCTTGAAGTTGGTAGTGATTTATTTAGAGAAGAAGTATTAGCATTTGCATTAGAAAAATCTGCAGACAAAAGACTTAGTCCTGATAATAAATTTATACAAGCTATGAAAAAAGCATGGAAATGGATTAAAGAGTTTTTCTTTGGTAAAGATCATGCTAAGAATATATTTATAGCTGACTTAGATGCAACTACTACTATACAAGAATTAGCTGATATGATTGCTGATAGGGATGGTAGATATACAATTGACTTAACAGATAATGCATTTGTTGAAATTATAGATTCTCAAATAGAAGATAATAAAAATGTTTCTGATATACAAATAGCAAGTAAGGATGTTAATTATTTAAACTTATCTGAGACAGAATTAAATGGTGTGTTAGAAGAATTATCAGAATCTGTACTATCATTATCTGAAACTGCTACATCTACTAAAATAGAAAATATGATAGTTAGTTGGAATAACAACTTAAAGAAAAAATACAAGCTAAAGAAATCTTTATATAAAGGTAAGTTATTAAAAGGGTTTCATAAGAAGAATAAAAATGATATAGATGCAATTGTAAACAATAAAGTAAATGAGCTTGTGTCAAGATTTAAAAAAGGATTACCTGATAGAGCTTTTAAAATAGACGATAAAATAATTCAAGATGTAAAAAACAGTCTAACAGCCATATCAGGAGAAATAAGTTTTAGATATAGATTGTTTGAAATGCTAGACAATAAGGATGATAATACTCCTATAGCATTAAATACTCTTTCTAAAATGAAAGATAAAGGGATCACATTAAGTGTTAATGAAGCTAAAAATGTAGATAATTTTGTAGCATATTTAAATTCAGAGTCTAAAGTAAAGTCTATACCTGCTGGTCAATTAAAGCAAATATATGCTGATTGGAGCAATAATCAATTCCCATTATACTATCAAAGAGTTAAAGGTTACGAAACAGCATTAACTTATAGTAATATTTTAAATAAATCTGATATTGAAGATGTATATAGAGTAATGATACATACAGATGAACTTTATGTAAAAGGTCATAATTTTCAGTTTGAGAAGTTTAATATGCGAGGTAATGGTATAGGTTGGTATGCTGTATTAAATCATCCTGAAGGCACTATATTGCATGAATATCAAACAGATATTTTAGATCATCTTAAAAAAGCTATGGCTCAAGTTAAGTCATTACAAGATAATACTAATCCGTTTGATATGACAGTATTAGATCCTACTATGAGTTCTAGGTCTACAGCTGCAACATATATTGCTCAACAAATGAAGTACAATTCTGATAAAGTATTAGGTACTATGCCTTTAAACTTAGGTAGAATTGTTGTGCAAAATGATAAATTTGACAAGCGTAATAATATTGATTTCCATATTCATACTCCATTAACAAATCCTAATACTATGTTAAATAATATTATTAAAGCTATAGGCAAAAAGAATTTAGATAACATGAGTGCTAAAGAAATTTATGAAACATATGGCAATCCTGATATAACAATTTTAGTTAATAAAAATTCTAACTTTGATAAAATGAGAGATCATTTAATACGTGAGTTACAAATAAGTTTAAATACTATTTACCCTGTAGATGGTTTTGATGCTAAATACCAATCAATTATAACTAATGCATTTATTTTTGGGGATAAGAAGACTAAAAAGCATTTAAATGAGTTCTTAGCTCATAATTGGCATAGCATAGATGATAAAGAAAGTTTTAACTTAATAACATCACAATTCCCTAATAAAAATAATATTATATATAAACAAGTAATGGAAGCACATCATTATGCCTTAGATGTTGTTTCTAGATATGAAAGTTTGGCTGAATATTCTTATGGTAATTTGTCTCATGCTTTAGGTAATTTTTCTTACTCAATTGAAAATTATATATTTGATACAATGGATGTGTCTTTATCTATGGATTCTTGGATAAATTCTGATGGTACTCTGCACGATGTTTTTCTAGATAGTAATAATAAAGTAGTTGGAAATCTTTTTGGTATACAGAGATATGTTAAAGGTAAATTGCAATCATCTAGATCAGAATTTAGAAAGCATAAAAGTAAAGTAGATGCTATAAAATATAAAATGGATGCAATAAAGGCATCAGGTGCTAAAGAGTATGTTGAAACTGTTATAAAGTATTACTACTCAGAAAGTGTTAGAGTTTTTGCAAGTGTTTATAAGCACAATCAAGTATTAAATGATTTAGCTAAAGATGAGGGTATAGACCAATTAGTTGAATCTAATTTTGCAAAATCTGATGAGTTTAAAAGGTCTCAAGAGTTATTGACTATACAGCCTAAATATTTTGAAATAAGCATACTTAATTCTATACAACATGCATTAATGTCTAATCCTAATAAACCTATTTATATGGCAGGAGCAGATGCTATAGATAAAATGGGTGATGGTGGTGCTATATCCTTATATAAAAATGACTTAGAATCTAAGCTTGATTCTATAAGTCGTGTTCTTTTGTATAGCACTCCTGATATAAAGCAACAATTCTACAATTATTTAGGGGCTAACCATAATTATAAGGATAAAAATATACGTGACTTTCAAGAAATTATCGTATCAAATAGCATAAATAAAGACAATGCTTTAAAAGTAGTAGAAGGAGTAAAATTATTTGAATCTTTCTTAAATGATAATAAGGATGATGATTTAATAAAAGCAGTACAAAAAGAATACAAAGAAAGATCAGGTGCTGGCGTATGGTACAAAACTTTAAAAGAGGTAGTTAAAAAGAATAAATTAAAATTAGAAATGGTTTATCCTGATTGGGCTAAGACAGGGCTATATAAAATTACAGTACCTGAAAGTGCAAACTTAACTCCTTATAGATATAAAAAGATTGTTGAGAAAAAAGCTTTAGAACAAATAGAACCTAAAGATGATGCATTAGCATATGCACAAGCTTCTAATAGATTTGATCAAGGAGATGTTGTTAGGACTCAATCTAAATTAGAAACAAATAGAATACTTAATGATGCATGGAGACATATAAAGAAGATAGGTAAAAATAATAATACTACTCCAAGCATAGATGATTTTAGAATAGCTATGAAAGATGCATTGCCTTTAGAACTGCATGATTTATTGCAAAATTGGTTTAATAAAGAAGTTAAAAAAGACCCTAACTATGAGCTAAAGAAAACAGCAAAGGGTAAAGAGCTTGATATATTTATGGATTCTGAAGATGTTAGAGCTAATGTTATTGATATAATGGATGGCATGGAAGAAGGTTTAGATGATATAATAAGCAAAAGAAGTAGTGATGAGAGAGTAGTTAATTTAGGTAATGTAGCTTATTTCCATGAACTAGGTATACTTATGGATATAGCTCAAATGAAAATATTACATGCTAAAATACCTAAGTCTAAATCTTTTGATCAATGGGCTAAGGATAATTTTACCTTATATACTAAGAAAAGTTTAAAGACTTTAACACAAAGACAGCTAAGAGGGTTAAAAAAATATTATAATAGAGTTGTTTCTTCTGTTAGAACTAACTCAGAAAAAGGAGCGTATAATGAAAGAGATAATTATGAAATTGATATATCCAATAAAGGCACTAGGTTTAGGCTCAAAGGTCCTGAAAATGAAAGAACTCGTAACCAAAATAGTCAGTACGAAAAAATAACATTATTTGAATATAATCAACAGAAAAGATTGTTTCATTTTATAGGTAAGTCTGATGTAACTGAGCCAGGTAAAGCGTTAATGGATGAAGATGGTAAGTTTATTTACAATATAAAAGGTGAGAAGATTTACCCATTAAGACAAAAGTATGACTTTTTAAATCCTAAGTTTAATTTCTTTACTAAAGAATTGATGTTTGATATTAATATGCTTCAAGACAATATTCTTAAAAAGCATAACCTTGCATTAGCATTTTCAGCAGGTGACAGGTCTAGTGTAGCATTAGTTGATGTTAAAAAAGAACATTACGATAAGGCTAAACAAGGTAGAACTTATTGGTTAAATCAAGGCGTTAGTGAAAAGCAAATGGATAACTTTATGGGTAAGTATATGATGGAAAGAGCTAACCCAATACAACCTGATGCTTATTTCTTAGCATCTAATATAGCTGTATATGAAGCTATGCAAAAAGTTGTGCCAGGTTATTTAGATATGAATGGGTCTGAAGTATTTAAAAGATTGAAGATACCATTTACACCTGTTACTATAGCAAGAGAAATGAGAGATATTAAGGTTAAGATTTTTAATCCTAAGAATGTAGCATTTAAAACAAATGATAGAGAAGTTAAAGCAATGGTTAATGTTGCAGGTAGAAGGCTATATATAGGCGATGGTGGGTCATTAACTTCTAAATCGTTTTTTAAAGCATCGTCAGAAGCTGTAGGATCTAATCCTAATGTAGGTAAATTAAAAACTGTTATATACCATAAAGATGGTGATAACGTGTTAGCTGTAAAGCATCAACACTTTTTACCACATAGAGGATTAAAAATATTTGATGGTAATAAAGAAATAGCTTATGTAGATCAAAATGGAGATATAATAGACTCTGAAACAAATGAGATGATAGATGTGTTGATGACTCCTGATGAAGCTAAAATATATAATAATTACAATTTAGATGAAACAATTACGCTACCTGGTACATCTGTAGGGTTTATAATGTTCGATGAACGATCTCCTAATGTTGTTAAGCATCCTATGCAATGGTACAACCACGTTATAGACCCTCAGATAAATCAAGCGTTTAAAAATAGCATACTTAAAAAAGTAAATAGAAAAATTATAGAGCTTTACTCTGTTTCGCAAGGAGATGAAGCTCCTAATAAAGTTTTAAAAAGTTTACAAAGATTAGCTAGTAAAGATACAGAATCATTTTATCCTGTAGTTTTAGAGTTAGCTAAACTTGGTGGTGGTTTACATCCTGCTTTAGAGCCTATGCTTAATGTATTATTGCAGTCAGGTCCTATGACAGAAGCATTGACTATGGATTTTAATAAAGGTACAAGATTGCATATAGTTCCTAGTTTAGATGGTAGATTAGAAAATAGCAATATAGGTATGGCTAGAGAATCTGCTAGATATGTATTTGAAAAGTATGCTGAAGATCAAGAAATTTCAATAAGTGATGCATATAAAGTACCTAATAGAGAGATTAATGCATGGTTAAAAGACAATCCTGTTAAAGCATTTGTAAGTAGATTTCCTATACCTCACGTAGGTGGTGCTGGTATATTTACAGTAAATCATATACATAGCAGAAACTTACTTATAGAGGCTACTCCTTTTGATACATTTGCATTGTTTGAAGGTGATCACGATGGCGATGAATTGCATGTAGAGTTTTTAGATGATAACGTATTGCCTATTTATGAATCATTTTTTGAAACTATAGACTCTAAAGGTATAAACTTAGCTAAATGGGTATCTGAAAAAGAACAGTTTGATTTATCAAAAAGAGATGATAGAGTTAAATTAATAGAAGCATTAACATTTGGTAAGAATGCTATTGGTGAGGTAGCTAATGCTCAATCAGCATATGGTCAATTATCTCAAGTTTTAGATAGTGTTACTATAAATGGTAGCAAAATAACTTTAAGAAAACCTGATGAAATAGTAAACTTTAAAGGTCAAAAGATAGAGTTTAGTGAGTATTTAAGGACTATGATGCAAGCAGCTGTAGATAATGCTGAGTTTTTATTATTAAAAGAATGGAATTATTCATCTGATAAATTAATGTCATCTTTATTTAGGAAAGAAGATGGTGTTATAACAGAAGATGATATGGCTATTTTAAAACCATTAATGAATTTGCATAAAGTACCAAGGTCTATAATGAGAGGTCAAGCATGGTCTTTTAATTATAGATTAGATGACACTATGATGAAATCAGAAAATTATTATACTTATACAGAAAATAGAGAGCAATACTTTAAAGATTATGTAGGCGATACAGATATTCAATTTGAAATTGTATTTAAAGAAAATGTTACAGCTCCTGTAGAAGATATAGCAATAGCACCTTACAAGATGTGGGCAGCTTATACTAAGAAGTTTGGCTTAATAGGACATGATGTTACTCCTATAAGATTAAATGAAATACTACATCAAAATACACACATGAGTGCTGTAGAAATATTAGATAAAGAGCATAAAGTAAAGATGCTTAGAAATGCTATAGAAAGAGATTTAGAAGGTGTAGAAGCATCAACTAAAGATAAAAGAGATGCTTTAAAAGGTGAAGCTGTAGATGGTGTTAAGTATGTAATCAGTATGGCAAATGATTTTTATAAAATAATAAATAGCATGAGAGACGTAGGACCACAGACTATAGATAGAAATGAAAAAATGATACAATGGAAAGAAAAATACAATGCTAAGTTTAATAATTTGTCTGAAACAGCTAAAGTTGCAGCTACATTTAAGTTTTTAGAAAGATGGTTTAGAGCAGGTAAATTTGAAAAGATAGCTAGAATATTTCCTCCTGTAAGTAATTCTAAATCAGAATACTCTCTATTAGATCATAAGGTAGTAAGTACTTACTTTAAAGAATATCATAGTATATTGCAAAATAAAAGAGAGTTAAGAAGACGAGAGAAAGGTCCTCGTTATGAGCCTATAGAAAATATAATTAATAAGGTGTGTAAGTAATGGCTAGTAAATGTGATAATGTAAAACAGCTTACTCAAAACATAGAAGAGGCTGATGAGCTTAGACAAAGAGAAAAAGATGAATTTTGGCAATCTAATAAATCTTTAGCTAAGTTTTTAAACTATTCTAAAGAAGATATACTTGCAATAGAAGATGCTTTATCAACTGATGATATGGCTGATAAGACTGAAAAAGATTTAAATAAAATCTTACTAAAAAAGTATGGCAATAAAGGACAAAGAGCTATTATAGCATCTAAAATTGTAGGCTTAATGGAAGGTAGTGAGCTTCTTACAGATATAGCTGAAGAGATTGTGCTTAATAATTTACCTAAAGACTTTACAGTAAGATTTAAAAAAGGTCAGATAGATTATTCTTCCATACCTATATCAACACTTAAAAGTATTTATAGAGAATTTTTAATACATGTTGACGCTGATGATGGTACTAACCTAGCTAAGGGCGTTTACGGTGCTGTTATTGTACCTATTACTACACCTACACAATTATCTAAGAGAGAGAAAACAGGTGCTATGTATAAAATGGTTAAAGCTACTAAGAGATACCATAAAGCTATAGCACGTAGAATGTCAGACTTTAATAATGCTCCTGTTACTACTAAAAGTAAACGTAAGTATGGAATGAATGATGTTATAAATGCTGTAAGAGATATATCTAGCGATTTAAGATGGACTAATATGCCTGATAAAAAAGAAAGGTTAGTTAGTTTATTTTCTAGAATGATGACAGGTCATATATACATAGATCCAAAAACTAATGAGTTTATGATTTATGAAAATTGGATGCCTACAGGAAAAACATATGAAACTACAGGCGATTCTATATATGCATTTCAAAATCCTGTTATGTTAAAAGATTATACTCCACCTAATTCTACAAAAGGTGCATGGGATTTACCTTTATCTAATAGAGCTAAAAAAGAAATGCTTAAACAAATAGATAGAGCTAGAAAAGTTGATGATGAGTTGCTTAAATATACAGAATATCATTTTAAGTCTTCTGTTAATTCTGTTATAAATTCTTTAGCTAACTTTACTAATATAGATAAAGATCAATTAAAAAAACTTATTGAGTCTAAAGACTATAAGTCTGAAGCTCTTTATAAAATTCTTACATCAGAGCAAAAGAAAGGTTTAGATGCATTATATGATGTTTTTGGTGATATAATACAAATTAGACCTATAATACATGGTTCTACTAATATTCAGTATAAAAAGAATCACTTTCCTATAATATATCCTGAAAGAACATTTCCTATTTTATGGGACAATATGATTATAGAATTGACAGATGCTTTAAAAACTATGACTGCTGATATTAAGGCTTTAGAGGGTGAAGATAGAAAGTTACTTAAAAAGAAAATATTAAAAACTAATCAAGCATTAGCTAGAGCTGAGTTTATAAGAGATAGAATGGATGAATATCCTGTAGATGCTACACAAAATATACCAATGCCTTTAGCTAAAGATGTTAAGCATTTAGAAACAATATCTAATGCTATAGATATACGTAATATGAGAACAGATGCAGGTGTTTATCAAAGATATACAAAGCATATAATGAGTGCTATAGAAAGAAACTTACTAATTGCTCAATTTATAGATTCTTATGGTACAGCTCAATCTGATTTTGCAAGAAATTATATATTAAATATGTTTAAGATTCCATTTAATAGACCTGATATAGAAGGTAATTTTTTAGGGATAAAATATTCTACAGAAGGAATGTTAAGTGGTTTAGGTTTAAATGTTATGCCTAATGTTGTTCAAGATAAAGTAAGAATGATGTCTAGTTGGCTAACAGCTTCTAAACTTTCAGGCTTTGGAACTACTATGCAAAATTATATGGCTATGCATCAAAATTTAATTAACTATGGCTTAGGACATACTTACGATGCATATGATGATTATAAGCATAATAAAGATAAATGGGGTAGACTTATAGCAGCTTCAGGTATTGCTGAGTTTGGTGATTTCTTTAATGATGCATTAGTAAAAGAGATGAGTAATATAGAATTAGAGTCTGATATAAGCAAGAGATTGCATATATCTATGATGAATTATCTTAAAAATAAAAGCATTAAAGGTAATAAAAAGGCTAGAAAAGAGTTTGACGAAGAGGTTAGTAGTATATTAGATGGTTCAGGTTTATGGATGTCAGAAGTTTTATTTGATCCTTTAAATCCTGATGTTGAAAATTACAAAGAGAGAATAAAAAGAAGGCAAAAGACATTAAAAAGAAAGAGAAAAGTAGACTTTACTAATAAGCTTGTTGCTTATGCTATTTCTATGGAATGGCAAATGAATAAAAGTTTAAAAGGTTGGAAAGTGATACCTGCTAAAACATTTGATTTAACTGTAGGTGCTTATGCTAGATTAAGAAAGAAATTTGAATTTACTATGAGCGATACAGAACAATTTATCAGGTCTGTCTCTTTTGTTATAGGAGTAAGAAGAGGACAAAAATTAGGTTATTTACCATCAGGCAATCCATGGGATTTTTCTACAAAAGATTATAATAATGCTATTGATATAGGAACTAAATATCAAGAGTTTACTAACTTTGGTTTATCTACACAAGATGTAGGTCAATACAATTGGGGTGATTTAGGTAAGCTAACAGGTAAGTTTAAGTATTGGAGTCAACAAAAAGCTGGTTTAGATGTAAGAATTATTAGAGATGCTATTATATCTATGAAAGATATAGAAGATATTAAAGGTACTAAGTCTGATTTATTTGATGGAAAAGCTATTTACAGGGTTGTAAAAGCAATGGGTGGGAAAAATTTAAATGTTACTAATCCTGAAGCTGCAAGGCTAAGAAGATTCTTGCTTATTCAAGGAACTTTAACTACTTTATTTGATTTATTTATATCTCCTGTTGCATTTATACCTCATGTTAGAGGTTGGTTTTATAATGTGCCAGGTGCTAGAGCATTAAGAGGTGTTAGTTCTGATATATTATCCTTATCATTTATGCCACTTACTATAGCTTTAAGGATTGGTATGGCAGGTTTATTTTATGAAGATGATGAACCTGAAAAAGATATAAAAGATACTTTTAAGTATTATTTAAGAAGAAGTTTTTTTGGATTCTTACCTGTATGGGGAATGGAAACTATATTAGATTGGATTCATACTATTGCAATGGAAGGCGAAGGAGTAGATGAAGCTATAAGTACTACCCTTTCGCCATTAAGTCCAAATTATAAACTACAGAAGAATATAGGAAAAGCTGCTGAAAGTTTACTAGATGATTAAGCCTTAGCTGAATGATCTGTAATAGCTCCTTCTTTCATTAACTGTTCAAGCCTTTTCTTTTCACGATAGTTTAATTCATTTTTAGTAACTAATTGCATTATTTCTACATTTATTACTTTGTTAAGTATAAAAGTACTATCCTTTCTATCCATTATTGTTTTCTCCTATTAGTTTTAAAAATGCATCTATTTCTATAACTGCGTATGTTTTAGAATGATTACGCTTAAATATAAGCACAGGTTCCCTGTCATCGCAATTATCTTCTGCTTGTTTTAAAGAGTTCCATATACTAAGTCTCTCTTGATTCTTGCATTCAAAAGAGTATGGAATCTTACGCTTAGCAGCAGGAGAGAGCTTAATATCCTCTCCACTCTCTCCCATTATTGCTGCTTTCACGTCATCAGGTTCTAAGGTTGGAAAGGAAAAAAGCAACCTATCCCTGACGAAATTCTGTAATCTTCTACCTTTACCTTTTTTAGAGCTTGTTTTCATTAACGCTCTCCTCAATTTTTAGAAAAACATGATTGTCATCAATATTATCCCAAAAAGACTCATCTTGCATATCATATTCTTCAGCATATATATCATCATCCCAATCTCTCATAGCATAACCCATTTCATCAAATATATCTATATGTTCTAATATCCATTCTAATACATCATGATAGTTCCCATACTGTAAGAACCTATTTATTTTTTCTTTTTTTTGTTCCTTCGTAAGCTCATTAGCTTTTTCATGTAGTGCCATAATTGCCTCCTGATGATCCTTTGCTTCTTTTTCATTTATAAACTTCTTTCCATCACCTGTAATATGTATGTGTGATAATTCTCTTATTATTTTGGGGCGAATATGTTTATCTGAGATGTTCTCTGTTTTGCTATCTTCGCATATTCTGGATTCATTTCTATTCCTATCCATTTTTTACCTAACCTTTCTGCTACTTTTCCTGTTGTTCCTGATCCAAAGAATGGATCTAATACTGTACCACCTTCCTTGCAACCTGCTTTAATACATATTTCAGGTATTTCTTCAGGGTATGTTGCAAAATGTGCTTCTCTAACAGGTTTTATGTTAATTTTCCATACACTTCTCTTGTTTCTATAAGATTCGCTATTATTTGATATGTCTAAGGTCGGTTCTTCTATCGCCTTAGCATTATAATAGTATTTCTTTGATTTCGTTAAGAGAAATATATATTCATGTGATTTAGATGGTCTATCTGATACGCTTTCAGGCATAGGATTACCCTTATGCCATATAATATCTGATCTTAAATACCATCCTGAGTCTTGACACCTCAATGCAAATCTCCAAGGTATACCTACTAAGTCTTTAGGTTTTAATCCTTCTACCTTTCCTGTAGGTTTACCCCATTTCAATCCATTGTTTGTTCTTATTCTATCTAAGGAGTTGCCTGTTTGGTCACCATTTTTACCACCTCTACCACCTCCTACGTATGTATCGCCTAAATTAACCCAACAAGTCCCATCTTCTTTTAATACTCTTCTTACTTCTTCGAATATTAGATTAAGATTTTCTATAAACATTAGATGAGTTGGTTCTAAGCCCAAGCAACCCCACCATCCTCCACATTTAATGCATAGTTTACTTTCATTGTCTTCAGGTATACTAGCTCTTGAAGGTCTATGCCATTTTTTATCTAGACCTGAGTTTTTACCTGAGTCTCTTTTAAGTATTTTGGATTCCCAAACATGATTACAATCAGGCTCTCCTCCCCATAATGATTTAGGTAATCCATAATCTCTTAATCCCCAATAAGGTGGCGACGTAACACAACAGTCAATACTATTACTTTTTAACGACTTTAATATCTCCAGACTGTTTCCCAACTTTATCATTGTTAGCCTCCATTTTCTTTTTCATATAGTTATTAAACTTATCTATATCTTTATTCATCTCTAAATAGTTATCAAACACACCTTGCATGTGATTAATCATTTGATATAATTGATTTAATCCTACTTCTAAATCATATATCTTTAATACTATTTCTTTTGTTGTTGGTTTTTTAGCAGGTCTCTTCATTTTTTAAGATCCCCATATTTACCTAACGCTAGATGAATTAAATCAGGAGTTAGTCTTTTAATATTGCATTCGCTTGATCTTATTGCCATCATACTAACTTTTCTTTTAAGTAAATTAACTATCATATCTAAAGTTTCTGTAGGTAATTGTACTCTTTGTTGTTTAAAGCATTGTTTGATGTATGATCTTGATACTTGATTTGCCATAATAATTTCCTTTCTTATTTTTATGGAAGGAAGGGGGACGAGGTTTTGTGAAAGTTGCTATACTTTTTTGGCGTTTGTCCCCCTATCGATATATTATAATCCCATACGGTTTAATACTTTTTGTAGCTTATCTTCAATATCTGAGATATCGTAATGATAATATCCACCTATTTGATTATATATTTTCTTTATTTTATCTTCGAGATTTTCAATTCTCATATTTAGTTCATGTATTTCTAAGCTATTATCTTCTTTTACTTCAGCTTTTACTTTGCTCTTTGGCACGTTTTTCCTCCTTACATAATTGTAGTTCGTTTTTATAAAATTTTAATTCTACCTTTAACTTAGCTAATTCTACTTCTAAGTCTAGTATTTTTCTTTTGTATGATGGGGGTATTTTAATTGTTTTGGACATCTAGTAACCAACTCTTTCTTATGCTTAATTGTCTTAATCTTTTTCTTAGTGTTTCTATAAAATCTTCTGTTATAGTAACGCCAAACTCACTAGTTTCACCTATTTTATCTTGGTATTCAACTATCATATCCTCATATACCTTTCTAATTTCCCAATTAAATAGCATATTATTTCCTCTTTATTTCGCTCCATTCAATTTTTGTTGATTCTCTCTTGGCACATGTTGTACATATTTTCATGGGCTTTTGATCTTCATCAGGCAATAATTGAATAATAGCTTTGTGTGGTGTAAACTCATATTGCTGTGCTGTATATTTACTACACATTTCACATTTATTGTAAAATTTGCCAATATAACGAACAGTCATTTGCCAAATATAAGGCGAGTACCCTGCTAAAACCAAATAGAATTAACAAGGTACTCTCAGGATAATGCTAGTTTTTGTAAGCATCCTCTATATAATCACACATACCTTGAACAATATAGCCATTCATATTAAAGTCAGCCATAGTTTGTTTCTTGTTATGCCATAATATATTAGTAGCTGCATTTAATAAATCCCATCCTCTATGCTCAACATATTCTCCCTCGCATAAGAATTTATCCATTATTTTACCCCATGTACTAACAGGAACTTTAGGTAAGTATTTACTTCTTAATACTCCCAATTGGAATGAATCAAGACCACCTGTTGCTGATAAATGATCAAATGTTTCAAGATAATGAAGATAAGGTACTTCACTAATTAATGTGCATACTTTATCTAAATCTTCTTGCCAATCACTTGATGTAGGATCATGTTTAAATCTATATGAATCAAAGTATTTTTTAGTAACCATACCATTCATACAGACTAATCTGTTTAAGAATAATTCAAATGATAAAGCTCTTGAACCATCATAACTATTCCACATAGCAAAACCAAGACTTATGTTTTCGCCTTCGCCTGCGCATTCACCTATAGCTTGTTCAGTAGTCATAGAATACATGAATTGCTTACCATTGAAGAATGTTTTATTTTCTATCCATTTATGGTCTGATTCTCTTGCAATAGCTTCACCCATTTCTTTTACTTCTTGGTTAGGTATTAACAAGTAATTACCACTTACAACACCTTTTTCTAACCATTTAGTTCCATATTCAGGTTCACCATGTATATCTGTTCCTACTTTACACCAATCTTCTAATTGTATAGAATATGCTGATGATTGTATACCGTTATAATCTAATGGTACTTTTCTTATAGGAGCATAAGGGTCTGAGTTTTTAAGTATTTGTTGCATGTTTTTTCCTTTCTTATTTTAAACCTCTTACATAAGGTTTGTATCTTAATTCACAACCAGGTATTTCTTTGCCATCTTTTAAGTCAGCAAGAATCCTCTTTTTATCTAGTTTTAATGTTTCTACCTTTATAAAGTATTCAGAAGGTATAACAAGTTCATCTATTACTTCTACTGATGCTGATTTAAGTATCTTTAATGGATTAAACTCATCAGTTTTAGGAAGCTCATCAAAGCCAGTATATGTATCGACTACTAAGCTTTTTAGTTTCTTTTGTGTATACTTGAGCTTTTTTATCTTGTCATCCATTTGTTTCTTATAATCAGTAGCTAACTCTATAGTTTTGTCTAAATTCTTATAATACCAATAGACACCATTTTCTTTATTAGCTAATTCATCATATAAAACAGATAGTTTTTCATCTATCTCTTGTTCTGATAACCAAAAGTCAGCTTTAGTTTCAGCTATATCACTTGATATGTCTAAAAATGATCTTTTATTACTCATTAGAAGTCCTCCGTTGTTACTTTATTATTCATTGCTTTAATACGTACATTATCAAGAGTTAACATCTTGTTTAGTGTACCACTTTCTCTGTTTGCTACAGTCTTTAGCATTAAATGATTGATATTACCTTGCAAGTCTTTCTTAGATGTTAGTGCAAATACTTTACTAGCATTGTATGCAATTCTAAAAGAACCTCTAGATGAAGCAATATTAATACCCTCTGCCATAGCTTGTTTAGTTATCTCTGAAACAGTAAAGACTATTAGATTATGTTTAATAGCAAGTTCAGTTAAAGCACCTGCTATTTCTTCCATCTTCATATTTAAGTCTCTATGTTTACTTAGCATTAGACCCATATGGTCAACAACAACTATTTCAGGCTTAACAGGTAGCATAGCTATACGTTTTTCTAATTCTACAGGATAGCATGGTGCATAATCAACGTGCAACCATTGAAATAGATTAGATATACCATTAGATGTTTCAAGATAATGTTTTCTAATATCATCTTCGCTCCATCCTTTTTCTATCATAATAAATCTAGTCCATATTTGTCTTGGTGACATCTCCAACTCTAGAAAGTATGTAGGTTTCTTAAAAGCATTTACCCAATTCTGTATTAACATAGTTTTCATAGTTTTAGGTGGTGCTTGTAATACTACTAACTCGCCAGGATATATAGGAAGGTCTTCACCATATAAAGAACCAAGATTTAAAGGTTTTACATCTGATGATAGAAAGTTAATAAAGTCTTGCTCCATTTGACTTGCATCCATTAATGATTGAGACTTTTTAGATTTATATAATTTGCATGAAGATTTACAATGTTTATCCATAATAAGGTCTTTACAACCATATCTATAACCTTGTCCATTATGTCCTTTATAGCAATCAGTAACTATTTTATCTATCTCAGGCTTCTTTAATGGATGATCAGGATTATCAACTCTTTGTCGCCAATCTTCCATTATTAGCCTTACTACATTTTCAGGATACAACCATCTCATCCATGATGCAATACGTAATGCTGTAGCATGTCTACCACCATATGATACGCCTTCTAACATACTTTGTATACAGGGATAGTTTACAGGATCAGGATTCATACCTACTTCAGCTTGATATTTTACTGTAGACTTTCTAGTTTCTCTAACCATTACATCAAATACAGGATTACAATCTTCAAATGGTACAGGCTTAACATCAGTCCTTGGCTTTTTAGCAAGTAATTCTATTTGCATAGAACTTGATGTTGTCAATTCTGTTTCAGTTATTCTTACTTTCCATAGTTTTGATTTAGAATTTAATGTATTATTTAGTCGTATAATACGTGTTTTGTCTGTTACAGAAGGGTCAGCATACTGAAATATACCATGAGATTTTAGTTCATCTTTTACTTTTAGATGGAGATCATTGCATGGTTTCCATTTAAATGCTTTATCAGGAATACCTACATGAAATCCTCTACCTGAGAAATATATATTTATAGGTATATCTTTCTTTTTAAGAAGACTTACTAATGATAATGTTTTCTTTTGTGCATCTTCTATATTCTTACCGTCTACATCTAGTAAAAATTCTTTAGGCATATATATTAGCCCATCATACCCTGCTAATGTTTTATTATCTTCAAAGTATAATTCTACATCTGTATCATAAGCAAATAAACTAATAAATGTATCTTTAGCTACACATTCCCATTTTACTGCATTATTACTATCTTGGAAATAATGTCTATTAGCAAAACCAAAGGCAAATTCTCTAATCATTTTTCCTCCTTCATTGTATGGTTTTCTTTAATCCAATGGGATACAGCTAATAAATCGTGAAATATGTGATTTTTTTCACCACCATTTTTAAATTTATTCATAGCAACAGATTCCTCATAATGGTTTTGTTCTTCATCTAAATACATATCAACTATATTCATTAAAGGATTTATTATACTATTTAATCTCTTTGATAATCCATGTTGCTTCTGCTTCATTCCTTATTCCTCGCTTTCTCTCTATAATTATTTTATTGTCTTGTCTTAATTGTCTGAAAGTTCTCTCGTATGTTGACGGTGAGCCTAACCTTCTTCTTCCTGATCCTTTAGCAAACTTAACAGATCGTTCAGATAGATTTTGTATGTCAGATGTTTTAAACTCTTCTATGCCTACTTGATTTAAAAATGTTAGGTAATTTATAATGTGGGTTTTTATTGTCACAGGTTTTCCTTTCTAATATGAAATATCCCTGCTATAGTCTTCGGTCAGAAAGATAATATCTAGATCACCAACTCCTGTCTTTTCTATAAAGTTCGTCCAAGGGACTTGCCCTTGTGGCTCATCTTTACAGGTATATCCAACAGCTCATGATTCAAATAACTACTATAACAGGGATATATTTAGTTCAGATTAATTAAAACGGCATCTCTGCAGTTTCAGAACTATCATTTACTACACCATTAGCATTACTAAGCTTTGAGTTTTCCCATTTCTCAGTTGATGCTTTCATTGCTTCAATAGTATTTTCATTAATATCATTGATAGCATTCTTAAATGGTTTAGCAGGTACTACTTTTTGAGATATTCTACCATATCCTTCATCGTTTCTAAAGATATAGATAAATAACTCTTTACCTACTAATGAAGAAGGTGAATCGTCTACTTTAACTACATTAGACCCATTACTATTATCCATTTCTTCAATAATATCAGGATTAGAATAACGAATTAAGTTAGCTATACTAAACTCTTCTCCGTCTTTGTTTCTAGTTTCCCATACTCTACAATTCATGTTTTCAGGTAATCCTTCAAACCACATATCGTAGAATTTAGTACCATTATAATCTCCTGTCTTGCATTTGATTATTTTAGCTTGTTTCCAACCTGTTGAAAATGAAGCTGTTTTACTTTCTGATAATACTAGTGCCATATTAGGCTCCTTTCTTTAGTGTTTTAAGGCTTAGTGTTTTACCACTGCCAGGTTCTCCAATTACTAATACTTTAAATGAATCCCATCCCTTTATCTTAGCAACTTCTATCAATGTTTGATAATCTTGAGATATTTCACTATCTAATAATTGGCTTCTATCTTTTGCATGACAATAATGTTCGTCTCTTGCTGTTACCCAAACATATTCTCTGTCACCACCTTTTCTCTTTACAACTTTAGTATAAAGTACAAAGTCAAACCATTTACCAACGTCAACTTTAGTAGAGCCTTCTATATATGGTAGCATACGTATTACACCGTTTTCGCTATCCATTTCAGATTTACTGTGGCAATTAACAATTAAACTACTTGGTATAGAGTTAATAAAAGAAAAGAAACTATCTAACTTATCTTTTAATTTACCCCATTGTTGTAGTTTCAAGGTATCATTATTACCTTTTAGCTCTCTAACATACTTTTTAGCCATCTCACTACCTGTGTCGATAGCAAGGCATTCTACTGAAGTACCGTTAACAGGTTTAACCTGCCAAGACTTTTGTTTTACTTTTACTCCGTCAATATCAATTACTTTTTCGACTTGTTGTCTAGTCCATAATTGTTTAACAAAAGCACCAAAGTCTGTAAAAGTCTCAAATGATAAATGATTGTATCCAAACATATTCTTAATATCATCAGGACTTCCTAGAGATTTATAACCGTTCTCAAGGTCTACGTATAGTGTCTTCATAACACTCCTTTCTTTTATTTATATAGCAAATTAAGGGTCTATAATTTACGAATTATTATCCGAAATTCCTTCTATTTTATTCTTTATATTGTCTAAAGCAACAGACATGTCATCACAAGAAAATCTTACTCCATCTACCTCATCTCTTGAACTATCTATAGAGTATGACACTTCATCTGCTGAGTTTTTAATAGATTCTAAGAACTCATAAGCATCTTCTAACGCTTCTTTTATTTCTTTAACATCTATCTTTTCAGCAACCTTATCATCTTCAGTTAAGTATATTTCCTGTAAGAATGTTTTAGTTTCTTCTAAATGTTTCCTTACAGCGTCAAGAGTACTTAACATAGCTTTTATGTTTCCTATTCTTTCATCTAATTTTTTATTAAAGTTTTCCATATTTTCCTTTCTTAGAATATGTATCTTACCTTTTGCCAAGGCAAGATTGCTTTGTGGTTTATTAAAAAGTCGTTAATATACATACGTTTCTTTTTGTATTTATATCTTATATTAACATTACCATATTGAGATACTTTAGTTTCTTGCACTTCAGGTGTCCACAATAAGTTTTCGCCTTTAATGTCATTCTCAATATTGTATTTGTGCATTTTCTCATTGTGAGTAAGAAATATACACTCAGCCTTTATATTAGGCTTTATTTTATCATCAACATACTTGTCTACAAGCTCAAATAGCTCATTATAATCTTTCTCGTGATTATCATACATAATAATAGGAGAATAATTAATATGAACATCATAACCTGAGTTGTAAAAGTCATTAACAGCTTTAATTCTATCAATTATTTTACTTGTGCCAGGTTCTAGTGTTGTAGATAACGATTGAGGCATAATACTAAATCTTATACGTACTTTACGCTCAGGATTAAACGTTAATAGGCTGTGATTTACATATTTAGTAGCAGCTGTACCCATAGCACGTTTACTATCCCTAAAATATTTAAATAGCATTTCCCAATCGTGATATTTAGCATGTAAAACATAATCCTCGTTACAACTAAAGTCGTAAGTATAATAATAATCGTGTGTTTGATTAGGTATTTTAGGAAAATGTTGTGATAATACATGTTTATCTATAGTTTCTATGATTTGTTCTGTATTTTCTGCAATACTTACACCTCTTGGTACATGTCTTCTCATATAACAATAAGAGCATTTATACATACAACCAAAACCAAAAGAAGGAGTAATGAAATCACTACTCCTCCCTGATGATCTTATAATCATAGCTTTTCTATTGACGAACTTCATTCGTTTATTCTTAATACAGGTATAAGATATTCCCTTCCATCTATATTTTTAGCTATGAGAGCTCCACCGTCATTACATTCATCATCCATAGATACTATAACTCTAGTGTCGTTGTCTAATACTAATGTAATAGGAACTTTATACCACATATTTTCTTTGGCTTCTAAATCACTCATGTATTCTACTCTTACTATTCTCCTACCTTGCAATAGGCTTTGAGCAAGATTAGTCCAATCGTCTCTTACGCTTACCATATCTCAAATCCTCCTGAGCTTTTACAGAATGAAGCAAATTCTAACATTAATTCCAAGTTCATAGGATAACTTGCACCAAAGTTGTCAGGATCTTTTTCTTTATCTGCTTTTCTTTGCTTTTCATAATCATCAATGCCTTCAGCTATTTCAGTAACATTGTCAATTATATAATTACCTATTTTAGTAGCTTGTTTAGCATTAACTACAGTACCATCATTGTATTCACCACCTTGTATTTGCTTTAGCGTTAACAAATCAGGAAATTGTTGCCTAACAAAAGCCCATATAGGTCTCCAATACCATACATTAGCTCTAAAATAGTGTCCTTCTTCTGATGTTGGTTTAATACCACTTAGATCAAATCCCATTACTTCTCCTCTTCTTTATTTTTAAAATATTCATCTACTAATCCTTTTATATAGGCTGGATTGCTATTAGCTTCTATCTTTCTTAATAGATCCTCAGCCTCTTTAAGGTCTTTTTCTACACTTAGTTCGTATTCTACCTCACCCATTGTAGGTACAACATCGAACATAGCTTTATCATTCATGTGATCAAACACTTTGCTCATATTATTATCTCCTGTTCTTTTTTCTCATTAAACTAAACTCATTCATAGCGTATTGATATATCCACCAACCATTGTATTTACCATTTAGTTGCTTAATAGATTTCATACGTCTATCATGTGTAGTGAGTCTTTCTTTTTTTACTTTATTTGATTTTCCCTTTATTGGAAACTTTGCTAACTCTGCCATGTTGTTCCTTCCTCTCATTGTGTGATTTTCTACAGTCGCTACAGTCAGAATATATAATTTGTGGATTCCCTGCATTAGCGATTGGTCTTTTACACCATCTACATATCAACATATTCTTCTCCATGTAATTATTATTATACAGATTGATATACTTATATGATACATCGTACTAGATATCATATCTATTATATACATTAGGTCATAAATAGCATCAGTCATTATCTACCTCTTCTATTATAAAGTCAACAGTAAAATTAGGTGACCCTGATTCTTTTCTATTAAACATGATGCCATGTACTTTTACACCAAACTTTTGTTCGGTTTCATATACCTCTTTAGGGAAATTACTCCTCATAGGCATTTTTTGATAAGCTTTATCTTTTTTTATTTCAGACTGATTTATAAATGTTCTTTCGTCCATTTTGCATTCTCCTTTAGTTGATTGAAATTTATGAGAGCTGTACCAACAATAACAGGTCATTAAGGATTTTATTGTAACCACCTCACTCTCAGAAAACACATTACTTATCTCTGTAAGCATTAATGTGTAAATTGATGGTAGTAATGGGAGGAAGCTCCAACCCTCCCATTTACTGATTATGAGTCAGCTGCCTGAGCTTTAGCACTACCAAAAAAAAGAAAGTTAAAGGCTATTCCGATTATGTTAATAGCATTACTCATGAGTTCGGAGCAATAACTTTCTTATAAATATATCGGCTGAGGATACGAGGAATATACCCTCAGCCTTCTTGAGCGTGTCACACACACTTACTCACCACAATAGTTACCTATCTAAGCTCGGTAGTCCTGTTGCTCTTGCTCATACTGACGAGAGACTCACAAGATAGGTATTAATCTTTTGATTCTTTAAGCCAATCAGGAAGATAGTGTGATTCTCCTTGCAATTCTTCTAATCGTTTACGTACTAAGTACATATCTATAACAACATAGTCACCATCATCACATATAATCATATACAATGGTGTTGATCCGTTATCATCTAATACTATTCCCCATTCACCAATACCAATAGGTTGTTCAGAACTATCATAATAGTCCCATTCATACCTGTTATACGTACTTAAACTGATAGGCTTGAACTTACCCTTATCAGCATTAAATCTGTCGTCATAACCACTAGTTTTACAATGGTAGTTAGTATCTAATAACACATTACTATCATAGTCTTCTTCTATTTCAATACATTGTTTGCAGATAGGATAGCCAGAACTATTAACATACTGTGGATCAAAGTCATAACACTCTACACATTCTTTACGATTCTCCATTATTATCCTCCTTGTCTAATGGTAATACAGATAAAGCACCAATGATTGGTAAAGCAATAAACAATACAATAAATACATTTATAATAAATTCCATTTGATACCTCTAATTAATGATTAGGATGACACATGTCGCAACCATCTACATCGTGATGACAATCCCAACACATATGCTCACGAACTGGGATAGGTTGACCACAACCACATACATTGATGTAGTTTATCTTAACATGACCATACCCTTCATGTCTTTTGATAGCGTTACAGTAAGTACATAGTCCGTTACTGTGGAGTATCGTAGGGACTTTACCATCGTTATGGTTAGCTGAACAGTTATCATTATTACATTTAGGGTATGACATATATTCTCCTAATTTATGGTGAAATAATACACAACAGACAAGCTAAACGGTTAAGAATAGCTCATCTGTGTGTTAGTGGACGTGTCTTACTTTACTCTACACAATAAGACTCCGAAGAGTCTGTGGCTATGAGACAAAGTTGTCTACAGGTTTGGATGTGGATTGAATGGTCACATCAGTTCCATTTGCTTTGAGGTCATCAAGTTCAGTTGCATTGTAATAATTCCCTGTTGAAGGGTCAACATATGCTATTGAATAACCACCATCTACAAGAACATCATAATCATCTTGAGTGTAATCAGTATACAACCAAGTAGAAGTATCAGACTTGCTCTGTGTGTTGTTGTAGGTAACAAGACGGAAAGTTCCCATAGAACCTTTGATGTCTTTTGATTGAGTAGTAGTGTAAGCCAACATACCCTTGGCTGTAATAGTTAAAAACATTTTGATAAGTTTCATTGTTTTCCTTTCTATTTTAAATGAAAAATAACTAAAATCAGATAGCAAAAAAGCTATCAAGGGGGTATACCTTATGAATATCCCTATATATCAAAATCCTACAATTTTTGAAACTACCCTAAACGAGTTTGTTTCGTAATACTATTATTTAGTATATTTGCAATGTAGCCAAGCGTTAGCTTGACCACCCTTAAAGTACACGTGAGAATCGTTCTGCTGGTAGGGTCAGAAGTTGGGTTGTAGGTTATCAAGATAGTTAACCGAGATGTCCCCAATAGCTACACAAATTGTTTAGATATAAAGCTTATGATATGGGCACTCGAATGCTGGTCTTTGTGGAAATTCTAAATTTATGTTTTTTAGGCTCAGAGCTGGAATACCATCTAGTTACGGCTAGAGTTAATTCCACCGATCCCTAACCCCTAAAGGGGGGATCGTTTCCATACAAAGATAGGAGGTTAGTATGCCTGAGAAAACTTATACATTAACAATTACTTACGATGATGAGACAGAAGAAATTGTTGAATATGAAGAATATGTAGATAGTGATGACAGATGGTTTTCTGTTGGAGATATAGATTTAACAGAATATTGGGATAAAGAGGCAATATCATGGATACCAATAATGCATGATATAGGAGATGCATGAGACATTATACAGTAAATAGGATTAAGCATGTTGTTTATGATGATTTAAAGGAAGTTCCTTCAAAAGTTCAGGTGATAGAGAATTGGAGGAATGGGGTTGTGGGGTCTTGGGTTAAATCAGATGACGGATGTGTTATACAAGTGCTTAGAAGAGGCACTATGATGAGAGTAAATGGTACTAGAGATTATATAGGTACATGTACAGGTACGTTTATATGTATGCCTAATGTAGAGATGGATACACAGCCTAGGGCTAATAGATATTCGTTTGGTGGTTATGATACACATGAGCAAACAGTTATCTCTAGAAACAAATTAACTACAAGTGAAAAATTATTTGTTCAATATTTAGCATCAGGAATGCAACCACAAGAAGCGTATATAAAGGCGTTTCCTACTAACAATCCTGCATATGCTAGAATGAAGTCAGTACAATTAGTAAAAACAGAAAGGGTTATGACTGCAATGAAAGAAGAGTTAAGACCTATAATGGAGAAGTTAGGTATATCTGAAGAACAAGTGTTGTCAGGTATAAAACATGAAGCTGAAACAGCAGATAAACCTGATACAAGATTAAAAGCATTATTTAAGCTTAGTGATATTTTAGACCTTGAAGATAAGAATGCACCAACTGTGCAACAAGTTACAGGAGTTGCATTTCAAGGTTTTTCAGGAAACGAGTTGGAAACAGCCGAAAGAAAAAAGATAGGAGAATAATATGCCTTACGGTAAAGGGACATATGGTAAAAAAAGAGGAAGACCCCCAAAAAAAGGTAAGGGGATGAAGAAAAAGTAAATGGCTAACATTAACACTCAAAATGTTAGTAAAGCAAATGAGGCTCTTGCATTAGCAAAAAAAGATTTAATTGCATTTGGAAAATTATTTCTACCTGATGATTTTAGAAGGAGTGAAACGCCACCTTTTCATTATGAACTTGCTGATACTATATCTGATTTAAAGGAAAGACAAGTTGCTATTATATTGCCAAGAGGTCATGGTAAGACGGTTTTAACGAAGTGTGATATAATGCATCAATTTTGTTTTGCTAAAGAGCCTCTGTTTTATGGTTGGGTATCTGCTACTGCTAAATTAGCTACAGGTAATATGGATTATATAAAATACCATATAGAATTTAACGATAGAATTAAATATTATTTTGGAGAGTTAAAAGGTCCTAAGTGGACAGAGTCTGATGTAGAACTTTCTAATGGTTGTAAACTTATTAGTAAATCTAATATATCAGGTATTCGTGGTGGTGCTAAATTGCATAAAAGATATGATTTAATTATATTAGATGACTTTGAAGATGAGAACAATACGATTACTCCTGAAGCAAGAGCAAAGAACTCTAACCTTATTACTGCTGTAGTGTTTCCTGCTCTTGAACCTAAAACAGGAAGATTAAGAATTAATGGTACGCCTGTACATTTTGATAGCTTTATTAATAACCTTATTATTAATCATGAAAGATCAAAAAAAGAAAGTGAAGATTTTTCATGGAAGATTATTTTAAAAAAAGCTATAGAAAAAGATGGTACTATGCTTTGGGGTAGTTGGTTTGGCAAGAAAGAAATGGAACGTAAAAAGAAGTTCTATGCTGACTCAGGTCAACCATCTAAGTTTTATCAAGAATATATGATGGAAGTTCAAAATGAAGATGATTCTGTATTTACAAGAGAACATATTAAATATTGGGATGGCTCATTTATGCATGATGAGGAATCAGATATATCGTTTGTTGTCATTGATGGGGACATTAGACCTTGCAATGTTTATGTTGGCGTTGATCCTGCGACAGACATTGCTCGTAGAGATAGTGACTTTAGTGTGTTACTTGCTGTTGCTGTTGATGATTTTAATAATATTTATGTACTTGACTATATTCGTAATCGTGCACTGCCCGTACTCGGAATACCAGGTAACTCTCAAAGAGGCATTGTGGATTACATTTTTGACTACAATGCAATGTACCACCCATCTTTATTTACTATTGAAGAAACAACTATGTCTAGACCGATCTTTCAAGCTTTAAGAGCTGAAATGATGAGGCGTAATGATTTTAGTGTAAAATTTAAAGAAGAAAAGCCAGGCACAAGAATGTCAAAGAGAGACAGAATACAGGGAGTATTAGCACAAAGATTTAGTGTAGGTCAGATACATATAAAGAAAGAGCAATATGATTTGCATAGAGAAATAACTACATTTGGACCTCGTATGGGTCATGATGATACTATAGATGCTTTAGCATATGCTTGTAAATATGCATCACCTCCACAAGGGATTATATCTGAAGAAGGAAAGAAACATAAAAAGAAAAAACCTAGACCTAAAAGTTGGGTAATAGCATGATACAAGATAGACAGTTTGAAATACAAACTCCTATCGGATCTGTATCTAGTGATAGTGGAAATCACCTTGTAGATGTTCTTTCTGTTTCAGGTGTTATAATATGTTTATATATAATAAAAAAAGTAATGGAGAAATATTATGCCTAAAAAAGCACCTAAAAAGAAAAAAGGGTTATATGCAAATATACACGCTAAACGTAAAAGAATTAAAGCAGGTAGTGGAGAAAAAATGAGAAAACCTGGCACTAAGGGTGCACCTACTGCTAAAGCTTTTAAACAATCTGCAAAAACTGCAAAGAAAAAACCAACAAAGAAAAAATAGTTAGGTATTATAAATGGCGAAAAGAAAAGATAAAATAGCTATAAAAGCTAAAGAATATTTTGATAAAATAAATCAAGGTGAGCAAAGAGTTCAATGGGAATTTATAAATCAAAAAGGCTATGATTTTTCTAATGACAATCAATTAAGCGCAGCTGAAAAGAATGCATTAGAAGAACAAGGTATGCCTACATTTACTATTAATAGGATTATTCCTGTAGTAGAAATGTTAAATTTTTATGCTACTGCAAATCAACCAAGATGGCAAGCAGTAGGAGTGGAAGGATCTGATTCAGAAGTTGCTAGTGTCTTTTCTGATATAGCTGATTATATATGGTATAACTCTAATGGTAATACATTATTGTCAAATGCTGTAAATGATGCTGTTACTAAATCTATGGGATTTTTATTGGTAACTGTTGATCCTGATAGTGACCAAGGTATGGGAGATGTAGTTATACAACAACCTGATCCTTTTGATGTATATATAGATCCTAAAAGTAGAGATTCATTATTTAGAGATGCATCTTTTATTATGATAAGAAAGATACTTCCTAAATCTCATTTAATAAATATACATCCTGATCATGCTAGAAAAATAAAAAATTCTAGTTCTAATTATGAAACAGATATGTCTTATAGTCAAAAATCATACGATAATGAACAGCATGATTTTCATTATAAAGATGTTGATACTGAGGAAGTGGATGAGAATGATAAGCTTATAGATTATATGGAGCTATATGAAAAGCATAAAGTCCCATATATGAATGTATTTTATAGTATACCTCCTGATCCACAAGTATTAAAAGAAATACAAATGCAAGTACAAGTACAGATGCAAGAAATGGAAAGAGAAATGTCTGTACAACTAATGGAGCAAGAGAAACAAATGAGAGCTGCTGTTGAAGCAGGTCAAATGCTTCCTGAAAGATATGAATTAGAAATGCAAAAAGCTCAAAAGATGATGCAAGATCAATTAGTATCTGCTGAGCAAGAGGCTATGAGTAAATTACAAGCTGAAGCTACTAAAGTTGAAAATACTATAATGACAGAAAAAGAATTTAAAATATTATCTAAAGGTCAAGATTTTCAAGAAAATTTAGTAGAAGCAATAAGGTTTCATCAAACAAGAATTAAATTGTCATGTGTTATAGGTGATACAACTATATACTCAAAAGTATTACCTTTATCTGAATATCCTATTATACCGTTTCATTATAAATGGACAGGCACACCTTATCCTATGAGTGCTGTTAGTCCTTTAATAGGTAAGCAAAGAGAATTAAATAAGGCTCATCAACTTATGGTACACAATGCATCTTTAGGATCAAGTCTTAGGTGGATCTATGAAGAAGGTGCAATAGATACTGATTATTGGGAACGATACTCGTCTGCGCCAGGAGCTTTACTTCCAAAAAGACCTGGCTTTGATCCACCACAACCTGTTTTACCATTTCAGTTAAATAATGCTTTCTTTGGAATTGTACAAGAAGGTAAAGGGGATATGGAATATCTTGCAGGTATTTATAGTTCTATGCAAGGAGATACAGGAGCATCCTCTGATATGCCTTATAGAGGTATGTTAGCTATGGATGAGTATGGAACAAGAAGAATAAAGTATTGGTTAAAAAATTCTATTGAACCTGCATTAAAACAAACAGGTGAATTAGTAAAACAATATTCACAAGCTGTTTATACTGCAAATAAAGTATTTAGAATTGTACAGCCAAATGCTATACAAGAAGAAAAAGAAGTAGAAATTAATATTCCTATATATAATAATATGGGAGAAGCTATAGGTAAATGGAAAGATTATGGAGCTGCTAAATTTGATGTAAGAATTATATCAGGCTCTACATTACCTGTCAATAGATGGGCTTATTTAGAAGAATTAAAACAATTAATGCAATTAGGAGTTGTTGATGATATTGCTGTATTAGCCGAAACAGATATTAAGAATAAAGACTTAATAGCTAAAAGGCAATCACTATACTCTCAATTAAAAGGCAAAATATCAGATCTTGAAAGTGGTATGAAAGATAGGGATGGCACTATTGAAACACTCGAAAGACAACTTGTTCAAGCTGGTATTAAAAACAAAGTTATGCAGGGTGCAGTTGAAGTATCTAAACAGGTACAAGATTCTAAGTCCAACATATACAAAGAAGAGCTTGAAACAAAAGCTGAACAAAGAAATCTACGTAACAAACAAAAAGCTGAAACTGAGTATCAAATAAAAGATAGTAGTTTAAGGTTAAACAACTTGCAGAAAAACAAGGGTGGTTCGTAGATTAAACTCATAAATATCATATAAAGGAATATTTATTATGAATGAAGTAACAGATGGTAACCCAAATCAAGTAACGCAGGAAACTGCAGAAGATGCTGTATTTGGCTCCCCTGACGCTTTTTTTGATGCACTAGACGATGAAGTTAATGGTGTAATACAAGATGACGTAAGTGAACCAGAACAGGTAACCTCTCAAGATGAGAGCCCCAAAGATGATGGCACTAAAGTCGAGGAGTCTAATGATAACGTTGATTACAAAAAACGTTATAGTGACTCAAGTCGTGAAGCACAAAGAATGAAAGCTGAGTTAGACAATCTCAAACCTTTTGTTCCTGTATTAGAAGCGATGAAAAACGATAGTGGTTTAGTTGATTATGTTAGAGGCTATTTTGAAAGTGGAGGTCAAGTTCCTAAAAATGTTAAGGAAGAATTAAAGCTTAACGAAGATTTTGAATTTGATGCTGACGAAATGGTTAATAACGAAGAATCTGATTCTAGAAAAGTGATTGATTCTATTGTAAATAGAAAAGTTCAAGAAGGAATTAGTAGAGTTGTAGAAGCTGAAAGAGCTCAAGCTAGAGAAACTGGCAAAAAGCTAAAAGCTAAACAAGAAGCTGAAGCCTTAATGAAAGAATATAATATGGATCAAAATCAGTTTCAGAATTTTGTACACGATGCTAAAGAGTATTATAATAAAAATGGGATTAACTATAAAGATATTATGTATCTTATGAATAGAGATAAAAATAATGCTAATGTAGCTAATGCTGCTAAAAATGATATGATTAAGCAAATGAAGACTGTACGTGAGATTCCAACTAGCCAAAGTAGTGCAAATAGCACAAAAGTCAACAAGACACAAGACGATGCAATATTTGAATCAATACTTGGTCTTGATGAGGGAATAGATAACCTGTTCGGATAAAAATTTTAAACGAACTTAATTTAAGAGGAATAATAAGATGTCAGATATATTAAGTATAGGCAATATAGCCGATCAAAATGCTGATGCCTCAGCCGCTAGTGGTACTTCGAGGCATGGTGATGATCTTAATACTGGTGTTCTTCGTAGAAAGTATAATTTTGGTGACAAAGTATCTGAGTTAGCAATAGCTCAAGATCCTTTTTTTAGATTTGTATCAAAAGTTGCAAAAGCTCCAACTGATGATCCAAGCTTCAAATTTACTGAAAGAAGACACTCGTTTCATAAAAGATACGTATTCGTAAATGGTACTACTTCAACGTTTGGTGTTGATGGTGGTGACACTGCTGTAGAAAATACAACAGGTAATACTGTTTATTTAAAATGTTACTCAGATTGGAGTAATAGTGGTAATTTGCAAAATATTTATGGTCAAACTTCACAAACTCACGCAGGTGATTCACATGCACAGCCTGAGTATTTGATACCTGGTCAAGTATTGAAAGTAAATACTAATACTGCTGCTGATCAATCTACAACTAATGGTTATCAGTTAGTAATGATTGATTCTGTTGATTTAGGTACATCAGGTTATGCTAAAGTAGTAGGTACTTTGATTAAACCTTCAGGTGCTTCAGGATCTACAGCATACTTTTTAGATAATGATATTACAGGCGTAAGTGCTACAGGTGTAACACAAAGTACTGAATATTATGAACCATTTAAAAACTATATAGTTGGTACAGCTCATAAAGCAGGGTCAGGCTATCCTGAAACTTGGGATGATCAACCATTTAGTACTGGTTATGGACAGACACAAATATGGAAAACTACTTGTGCTATGAATAATACTGATAGAGCAACAGTTCTAAAGTATGAAGGTAATGAGTGGGCTCGTATTTGGAAAGAGAAATTAATTGAACACAAGTATGATATTGAACAAGCATTATTGTTTGGTACTCAAACATCAAATGGTGGTGTTAATTATACTCAAGGTGCTGTTGATTGGATTGGTACTTATGGTAATGCATTTAGTCTAGATATCAATACTAAAACACAAGATGATTTTCTTGATGATTTATCAGCATATTTAGATCCAAGATACAATGCTAACAAAGCAAATGTATTTTTCTGTAATACATCAGTATATAATTGGCTACACAAATTAGGTGGTTATTTTAATAACAACTTAAACATTGGTGCTAATTTTAATGCTGACTTTGCAGTAATGGGTAAAAAGAATGTATTAGGTCTAAGCACAACTAACATTGCTACACCTTATGGTGATATGAATGTAGTTAGAAACGTGCATTTAGATGGTACTAACGTTAAATTATTAGGTGTTAATATGTCATACTGTAAATATAGACCACTAGTTGGTAACGGTATAAATAGAGACACATCAATCTACGTAGGTGTTCAAACACTTGAAAACTCTGGGGTCGACAGACGAGTAGATCAAATATTAACTGAAGCAGGTATGCAATGGGAAATGCCAGAAGCACACGCTGTTTGGACAGCTTAATAAAAGGAGATTAAATTATGGCAAATCCAATGTACGGACAAAATAAAGCTGATGAGCATGTTGATTATCAGCCTAAAATAGTTAAAATTGCTATTAATGGAGGGGCTGCTGTTACAGCTACGACCCATGCTGCTGGTGATCATGGATTAAGTTGGGCTAACCCTGAAGGTGAAGATATTATTGTTGAGGCAGTAATTTTAGACGTAACTACTGCTGCTACAGGCTCTGCAACATTTGATATCGGAGTTGCAGCTGATGGCACAACAGGTAGTGATACTTTGCTCGATGGGGTTGATGTTGGTTCTGCTGCTATTTTGGCAACCAATGGAGTTAATGGTGGTACTAATGGTAAAACATTTGTTCCAATGACTTCTACTCAATATATTACTGGTGATGCTAGTGCAAGTATTGCAGGTTTAGTTGGTAATATGTGGATTAAGTATTTCGTTCCTGGCAAAGTAACTAAAGTTAGTTAGGAGGTAGATAATGGCTAATGGAATGATAGGAAATCATCCGTCTCATGGTAATCAGTTAGTACACAACTTAGATACTGTAGTGACAGGGAATGTTCAGTTAGGTCGAGCAGATTCTGGTAAAGTATTTATGTGTTCTCAAGCTGCTGCTGTGATAGTTAATCTACCAAAACTAAGTACTGACATCGCAGGATGGAATGCTAGTTTTATCTTAAAAACAGCTGGATCAAATGACTTCTCGATTTTTGCTTGGGGTCTTTCAGCTGCTGGTACAGGTGATTCTGGCGTTACTAATGATGGTGATACTATAATATTATCTAAATTTGGTAGTGATACCGATGATGCTGATAGTGTTACTGCTCATGCAGATAGTCAGGATGGTGTATTCTTCGATGCTAGTGTAAGTGTAATAGGCGATAGAATAGATGTATTTACCGATGGAACAAATTGGTATTGTACAGCTTTTGTTGCTCAATATGCTCATGTTGAAGACGTAGATTAATAACGAATAATCGGTGTGGCTCTCCCTGAAGGCTCTCTTGCTCTCTGGGGAGGGTCACCCATTAAACAATCTCATTCACGCTTAGTCAAGGCTTAGAGAGGAGGAAAATTTGGCAACATTTAAACAGCAAGTTAGTGCTAAGACAGGATTAACATTTAATAGTACTTCTACACCAACAGAAGACCAATTAAGTCAATTTTTAGTTGATGGATTATCTGATGTTGTAAATAGAACAATAAAAATAAATCCTGCTGAGTCAATGAAATTTGCTAAAACTACAAATGCAACAGGTTCAGTAACAAGAACAGGTGAAATATTATCTGTTATGAGAGAACATGATAGCACTACTGTTATTAGACCTTGCACACAAATATCTCCTGATTTAAGATATTCAGCTAGTAATGTTGATAGTTTGTATTACAGATCCAAATTTAATCCTGCTTGGTATCAATTAGATAATCTTATACATTGTGTTCCTGCTGCTTCATCAAGTAATAATAATGATATAATAGTAACACAAATTTATTATGATACAGGTGTTACACATGGCGATAGTGCAATAGATAACTTTCCTACAGAATATTTATATTTAGTAGTGTTATATGCATCTATGGAATCTTGCCTATCAAGAATATCACACATTGAATCTAATTTTCCTGAAGAGCCTATATTAGCAACTGATGTTTCAGAGATTGATACACAAATTAATAATGACGATCCTGAAATGGCAGGTGTTGTAAAAGATAAAATTAATCAACAAATAACAGAGCATAATGCAAGAATATCAGAGTATCAAGCAGAAATGCAAAAGAGTCAAGTAGAAATTAAAACTTTAAATGATAAGTATTTAGCTTTTTCAAATCAATATAATACAGCATTTGGATTAGCTAGTCAAGTAATGGAGAGTAGAGCTGAGGAGGCACAAGAATAATGGCTGATAAAGCTATGTCAAAAATATCTTCTAAAATATTAATGGATGATATAAAAAGTTTTATGCAAGGTGAGATTAGTTATGAGCCAGCAGATAGTACTGAAAAATGGATTTATTTTGAAGGTTCAATATCAAGTACAAGTGGTGATATTGTTCAAGGCAGTCAATTTTTAGGTACTGTAACAAGTACACATGCTAATGATGTAATTAAATGGTTATGTATTAAAAATACATCTACAGAAAGTACAGATGGAATAGCTATATGTACAAACGCAGGTACAGCAGCTTGGAATGGAGCTGAAAGTATGATAATTGGATCAGGTGAGTTATTTACATGTAAGCCTACTAATGCTTGTAGCCTTGCAGATTTGCATGGTATATCGGTTACAATGGATGGGACTTATGGTTATGCAACAGGAACTAATACATCGAGTGTAAGCTATCAAATAGCTGCAATATTGGATGATGTAGCTTAGGAGGATATATGACAGTAAAAGAATTTATGGAAAGAGTAGGAATAACAGAAACAGGAAGAGCTATAGCCTATATTAAAGATGGGTTAGAAGAAATAAATTTATTATCTCCTACTAATATTACAACAACAAGATTAGATATAGAAGAAAATAAAAGATATTATAATGTTCCTAATGATGTTGTTAAAATAACAGATATTAGGTGTAAAAATCATTTAAATAGTAAAGATGAGTATAGAAGTGTACCAAGGATGATAGGTGAGCCTATAATAGAAGATGCAGATCAGGAGTTAATCTAATGGCACAAAATAGAGAATATGCATATTTTTTAAAAGGCAATAAAATTGCTGTAGTAGAAAGAGATTGGCGTTTTGGTAGTGGTCAAACGTTAGGAGTGCCAGGTATAAATGATGTAGGGCAACAAGGTGCAACTTATTGGAAAAGTCCTACTGAAAATTCTACATTAGGTTTAGAAATTGAATATTCTTATAGCCCTGATTATTTTATTACATCTGCTAGTAATGTAGCAGTAGGATTGAATAAACATTATGTTAATGGATGGATAGTAGTTGATGGTTATCTTACATTTATAAGAGGGTATGGTACAGGTACTGCTGATTGGACAACTTATCCTGAAAATTCTGTAACATCAGGTAGTCAAGGTGATACAGGTGGTCAAACACAAGATTATATAGTTGTTAGAGGTAGTAAGAGATGGAATGGTTTGCATAAAATACAATCAGCAGGTACTAATGGAGAACTACAAACATATACTAAAGTAAAAAGTCCTCCTGTAAGTTTTAGAAGTCAGCAAATAGATTTTAATACTGATGAAGAAATATTTGACGGTGGTGGTGGAACTCTTTTTCTAGCAGAGCATTTTTTAGCAGGTGATTATGTATGGACATCTAACTGTAGTGATGCTAGGAATAATGGTTTATTTAAAGTATCCTCAGTTACAAAAGATAGTTCAACACCTGCAAGTAGTAAGGTAAAAGTTGATGTTAGATATTATAGTGAAGATAAATCTACAAGTTCTGATACATCTTTAAGCTCAGCAGGTGATTTATCTACAGAAAGAACTAAAACAGCAGTATTTGTAGCTGATGCTGATCAATCTGATATTAATGTACATAAAGCTGAAAGAGATTTTTGTTATATACTTACAGATGTAGATGTTTTAAATGACGAAGGTGATGAAATTGATATTCCTAATTATTTGTCAAAAGCTTTAGTTTGTTATGTAAAAGCAAGAATAGCTGAAGATCAAATGAATATGGAAGCAAAAGAATATTACATGAGAATGTTTAGAGAAAAATTAGAAAAGCACGATACCTCAAGAGTATGGGGTAAAAAAGCTACAATGCCAAGTAGAAGTGCAATAAGATAATAAGGAGATAAAAAAATGGCTAATAAAGGTATATATTCATATACAGTTCAAGAAGGTACTAACGCAGGGTTAGGACAAGGTGGTAGTATGTTTATAAAAGGTGGTACAACATACGGTCCTCTTATTAATGGTCAGGTGTTTTTAAGTATAACTATATTAACACCAAATACAACATTTACTAAATTAGAAGCTGTTGATAATAAACTATATATAGGTACAGAAGGTACTAGTTCTGTAAAAACTCCTCCTGGAACAGATATAACTACTGAAACTTTTCCACAAGGAATAACTATTTATGGAAGATGGACTACAATAAAGTTAGGTTCTGGTATGGATGCTGTAGCTTATTTAGGTAGTTAAATGTTAGGAGGATTTGGGTTAGGAAAATCATTACGATCAACTATCGTAAATGCAACTGCTGCATTATTTAATGACTATACAAGTATTCCACTAGAAAAATTAAGAGCTTACTTTAATCTTGGTAAAGGTAATCAATTTGACGATGTTAAAAAATTAGAATTTGTAGGTGAAGGCTCTTTAACTAATGGTACATTAAGCAATCAAAATGTAGAAATTCCAAGTGCTAATTTAAAAGTTGGTGCAACACAAGATTTTAGTCTTATGTTTTGGTTTAAATCTTCAAGTGCAGGGCAAAATACTACATTGGTTGATTGTGTTGATTCATCTGCTTCAAGCAAAGGATTTAAAATATCATTAAAGTCTAACGGTAGAATTACCTGTAGCATGAAAGATGATGATGGGACTACTGCAAATGATTTAGACTCAGGTGGTAGCACTACTAATGATGATGGGCTATGGCATCATTTTGCAGCTTCATTTGATAGAGATGGTTCTAGACATTTTTATATAGATGGAGAGCTTGATAGATCTAAAGGAATATCAGGGTTAGACAAAACTATTGATGTTGACTTGCCTTGGCATCTTATGAATAATAATCAAGTTACTGTAGGTAATAATGGATTTTTAGGTAGTATGAAAAACTTTGCTGTTTGGCATAGAATATTAACTCAAGATGAAATACAAAATATTAGATTTAAAACATATGAAGAATTAAAAAGTAGTGAAACTGTCCATTTAAAAGGATGGTATCCATTAGAATCTAATGCTAATGACTCAACAGGAAATCAGAATGCTACAGTTACAGGAGGAACAAATCAGACATTTAATTCTTCTAAGTATGGTTTAAATAATCCAACAAAACCTAGAGGTAAAGATAATGATACTAAAGTTACAGCTGACCAATTATCAGAAGGCAGTATTTTATTTGACAATACTCCTGAAGCTAAACAACATTTAGCTTTAACAGGTGGTTTAGCCCCTTCTTATGGTGATTGGAAAGAACCTTATAGTACAAATTTAACTAATGAATTTACTGTTATGGGATGGTTTATTTTTGACCAATTTACTTATGAAACTATTGTAGGTGATGTTGTAGGGGATGGAAGCTCATTTAGTAAAGATAATTTTATTCAAATAATTAATGCAACTACCTATAGAGGCGAAATTGAAGGAAATGCAACAGGAACAATTACTCATGGAGAAACTTTAGTAGCAGGTCAATGGCATCATTTAGCGTGGACTAGAAATTCTTCTAATGTTGTTAATTTATATATAGATGGAAAGAAAACAGCAAACCCTCCAACTGTAGATGGTATTTTTAATTTTAATGGTATTGGTGGTGTAACAAATGGAAGTGGTAGTCATGAAGGTGGATTTTCAGGTAGAATGGCAAATGTAAGTGTATGGGTTGGAGATTTGTCTCACCAACAAATAAATGAAATTAAAGAAAAATCATATAGTGAGCTTACTAATAATGACAAAAGTGATGAAGGAACTGATTTATGGGATAGTAGTGCTGTTAGTAGAGGGCAATGGGAATCTAAGCCTGATAATGATATGACTATAACAATAACTGGTCAAGAATATGCTATGGAAAATACAGATGGAGATAGTTATGCTGATTTATTCTTAGCTAATACAACTAGTGCTACAAGTACATTAACTACAGATATGGATGCTAATTCAATATACAAATTAGAATGGGAAATGAAAACAGCAGATGCAGATGAAGTATCTTTTAATATTTCAGG